AGCCTATAGTGTAAAGAGTTATTTTCACACAGGAGCAAAAAAAATGACAACGGACGAAGCTATTGCCTACTTTGGCGACCGCAAGAAAATGGCCGAGGCGCTCGGCATTGGGCTGCACGGCACCTATCGCTGGGGCGACCATCCGCCTAAGCTGCGGCAGTTTGAGATTGAACGCTTGAGCGATGGGGAGTTGGTGGCGTCGTGATTGACATAATGGACACCTTAGACCAGCGCGAAGAACAATATGGTGACTACCGCGACGTTGCTAAAGCATCGCAAGAAATCAAAAAAGTAATTAGGCGAGAGCCAAATTATTATGATTTACCAAACGACGCTCGTGAGTCATTAGATATGATCTGTTCTAAAATAGCCCGAATAATTTGTGGGAACTATGAAAACATTGACCATTGGCTTGATATTGAGGGCTACGCTAGGCTGATGAGAAATATATTGGAGCGAAAAAATGGCTGATATTAAGGGCATATTCGGCGGGCCTTTTGTCCCGTCCATCAAACAGGTTGATCCACCTGAGTTACAACTAGCTGACGCCATGCGATCCGCTGGGATTGAACCGCCGCGTGATATCAAGATAGACGGACAGCTTCACCGCTTTAGTACCAAGGGCCGCAAACGCGACGATTCGGGCTGGTATATTGCGTTTCCAGATGAGCCGGTAGCTGGGCGTTTTGGCTGCTGGCGCGATCAGATCGACGCGGTATTTAAGGCAGAAATAGGCCGCGATCTGTCACCCGCTGAAAATATGGCAATTCTACGGCGGCAGTCGGAAGCCAAAGCCGAACGCGATCTGGCACGGCAGCGCAAGGCGGAAGTTGCAGCCAGCACTGTCGAGACAATTTGGCGGGATGCAATCGCCGCAAGCCCGGATCATCCGTATCTAAAGCGCAAGGGCATCAATCCCCACGGCGCACGATTGACCGGCGACGGTCGGCTAATTGTGCCGCTGTACGCCGCAGACGGCGATCTGGCGTCCTTGCAATATATCTCCGACGATGAAAAGCGTTATCATCCCGGCGGCACAACCAAGTCCTGCTCATGGACGCTGGGCGAGGTAACGCCGGGGCCGATATTTGTAGCCGAGGGCTACGCTACTGCCGCGACTATCCATGAAATATCTGGTCGGCCTTGCGTTATTGCCTACAGCGCGAATAACCTGCCGGAAATAGTCGGCCAGTTGCGCGATATACACGGCCAGACGCAGGAAATTGTGATAGTGGCAGACAATGACGCATCCGGCGTTGGCCGTAATAAGGCTGACGAGGCCAGCGCCAAGCACGGCGGTCGGATTGTAATGCCGCCGATTGAGGGCGATGCAAACGATTATCATCAATCGGGCGGTGATTTGGCAGGGTTGCTTTTTCCGCCCGCAGATGATTGGCTGGTCCCTGCCGATAGTTTTTCGGAACAGCCGGACCCGATCCGCTGGCAAATCAAAAGATGGCTGCAAAGTCAAGCCCTGATAATGGTTCACGGCCCATCCGGCGGTGGAAAGACGTTTATGGTGCTGGATATGGTGCTATCGGTTGCCAGCAAGGGCGCGGTCAGCGAATGGTTCGGAAATAAGGTTCGCCACGGTACGGTGGTGTATCTGGCCGGTGAGGGCCATCACGGCCTTCGGGGTAGGGTATCCGCATGGAAGCAGCACAAGGCCGTCAGCGGGCTGGATATGTGGCTTTCACGGCACGGTCTGGATTTAAACACCCCGCAGGGTTACCAGAAAACGGTAGACGCTATTCGGTCGCTGCCCAGTGTGCCAGAGATTATCGTGGTTGACACGCTGCACAGGTTTTTGGATGGCGACGAAAATAGCGCACAGGATGCCAAATCAATGTTGGATGCTTGCGGGGCGCTGATCCATGAGTTCGGTTGCAGCGTGATATTGGTGCATCATACCGGCGTGTCAAACGAGGCACAGCACCGTGCGCGGGGCAGTAGCGCATGGCGCGGGGCGCTGGATATTGAGATCAGCGTGGTCCCCGGCGATACGATTGAGATCGTACAGCGTAAATCAAAGGATGCAGAGGAAGCCAAGCCGGTATTTGCTGAGTTGCAGTCGGTGCCTATCAAGGGCTGGATGGATGAGGACGGCGACCAAGTGACCAGTGCGGTGCTGGTGGCCGGACAGGAGCCTGTGAAAGCAAAAAAAGACAGCCCAATCGTCAAACATCAAAAGATGTTTGAGAATGCGTGGTGGACATCCGGTGCAGAGGATATCGACGGCCTGCCATATTTGACCCGTGCGGGATTGACCCGCAAACTTGAAAGCGATGGCATGGCTGACAGAACAGTACAAAATATGCTCAATCCGAGCTATGACAACAAACTTATTGGGGCGTTGCTTTTAGCAAATATGATTGAAAAGAAATATGACGGCTGGGTCATAATTGATAAAGTTTGGGCATCCGCAATGGTTGCTTCACGCAATGCTTAAACAACTTTTGCGCGCTACCCCAAAAACCCCTAGGGTAATAAAAGGGTTTTTGGGGTACGAGGGGCAAAAAACTGCAGAAACGTGTACCCCAAAAACCCCCCACCCTTTAGGGTGGGGGTTTGGGGGTACAACTGCGGGCTAGGGGTTTTTACACAAACATGGAAAGCAAAATGAAAGATTGGCCTGCGGATAAAATTGAACGGCGCAAAGTGGATGATCTGATTCCGTATGCGCGAAACGCACGGACGCACTCCGACGAGCAGGTGGCGCAGCTTGCAGCGTCTATCAAAGAATGGGGATGGACGACCCCGGTGCTGATTGACGAAGACGGTGAAATTATAGCAGGGCATGGCCGCGTTATGGCAGCGCGGAAGCTGGGCATTGAGGAAGTGCCAACTATGACGGCGACCGGCTGGACGAAGGCGCAGAAGCAAGCATATGTGCTAGCGGATAATCAGCTACCGCAGAACGCCGGGTGGGATATGGATTTGCTCAAGGTCGAAATGCAGGATCTGGACGGCGAGGGGTTCGATCTGAGCCTGATCGGGTTTGGCGACGATATGCTGGCAAATATGCTGGTTGATGAAACCGAGGGGCTGACCGACGAGGACGCGGTGCCGGACGTGCCGGAGAACCCGGTGACGGTTGAGGGCGACGTTTGGCTGCTGGGCAATCACCGGCTGATGTGTGGGGACTCGACCAGCATTGATGCGGTGGACAAGCTGATGGCGGGGCAGAAGGCCGATATGGTGTTTACGGACCCCCCTTATGGCATGAGCTATGGTGGCGGACGGGCTGGAAAAATTGGCTCAAACGACGGCACCGTAAAAAAACATGGAGTAATATTAGGAGACGACAAAACCGGTGATGATCTAATTGGCTTGGTCCGAGATGCAATGGCGTCTGCGGTAGGTGTGAGCAAATCAGAGTCGGCAAAATATGTGTGCTTTCCGTGGCGGACTTATACGGAGTTTGAGGCGGCTATGCTGGACTGTGGCCTAAAGCCATCTGCCTGTATCGTCTGGGACAAGAAGTCCATAGGGCTTGGCAATGCCAACTATAGGCCGCAGCATGAGTTTATTTTCTACGTCAAGGGCGGGGCGTGGTATGGGGACAAGGCGCAGGCTGATGTCTGGTATTCGTCACGCGGTTCGACAGGGGACTACGTTCACCCGACCCAGAAGCCTGTTGAGTTGATCGAGCGGGCCGTTACAAACAGCAGTAAGGGCGGCGACGTAATTCTTGATGTTTTTGGTGGGTCTGGTTCCACAATGATCGCCGCAGAAAAGAACGGTCGCCACTCACGGCTAATGGAACTCGACCCCAAATACTGCGACGTGATCGTAAAGCGGTGGTGTGAATTTACCGGGAAAGATGCTACGCTGGAGGCAAATGGTAAGTCTTTTTCGGTATTAGAAAAGGGATTGGAAGCAGATGCCGCGCAAACCAACGGGTAAACCAACGGGCCGTCCACCGTTCAAGCCAACGGACGACGAGCGCAAGCAAGTCGGGCAGATGGTGGCTGTAGGCATACCGCAGGAGCAGATTGCTATGGTGATCCGCGACGGCATCGATGCGGACACGCTTGCCAAGCATTTCAAGAAGGAAATCCGCGAGAGTAAGATACTGGCGAACGCCAAGGTTGGCGGGACGCTGTTCAACAAGGTTATGAACGGCGACACGTCGGCGGCTATCTTCTGGGCCAAGACGCAGATGGGCTGGAAAGAGACAAACGTGCAGGAGCATACCGGCAAAATCGAAACAATCGAACGGGTTTTTGTTGATGGCAAAATTAACGATACCGACGCCTAAAGCATTTCGGCCCCTGTTTCAGCCGGATTTGCGCTACCTCGGCGCACATGGAGGCCGTGGGTCCGGCAAGTCTCACCATTTTGCCGAGCGCATCGTGGACAGGATGATCGAAGACCCGACCATCCGTGCCGTTTGCATCCGTGAGGTGCAGAAATCCCTGCGTGAGTCGGCGTACAGATTGATCGCTGACAAGATCAACGCACTAGGCGTTGCGGACCGTTTCCGGGTTATGCACGACCGCATTGAAACGCCGCAAGGCGGTCTGGTTATATTTATGGG